TATGGTGAGTTAATTGGTACATCTAATGGGTTACCAAATCAAAACATGGCGTTACTTGAAACCCCAGTTGTAGATGGTTCTTTAGAAATATATGTACAAGATGGTGATCAATACATTAAGTGGACACGTGTTTCAAATCTTTTAGATTATGGTGCAAATGATATAGTTTATACAACCAACGTAGATGAATATGATGTTGTTACAGTTATTTTTGGTGACGGTGTTGGTGGAGCAATTCCTAATAAGTATGAATCTGTTCGTGCTGTTTATACAGTGGGTGGTGGTTCAATTGGAAATGTTCCAATCAATACACTCACAACCATTGATTTTGTTACTGGACTATCTGAAAGCCAAACTACTGCACTTTCTGCAGACATAACTGTTACAAATCTTTCTGCTGCAATTGGTGGTTCTGATCCAGAAAGCACTGATCAAATCCGTATCAACGCTCCTCTTACATTGCGTGCGGGAAACAGGGCGGTAACACTCCAAGACTATGCAAGTTTGTCTTTGGCTGTACAGAATGTTGGAAAGGCAAACGCAACAGCAAGTATTTGGACATCGGTTACTGTATACGTTTCTCCAGTTCGTTTATCAACAGATACAGATTTGGCACCTGGTTTAGATGATTCAGGAACACCAACTCTTGAGTTTACAACTTTGTCTGCAAACGTATCCTCTTATTTGGCAGATAAGGTTCTTTTGGGAACAACTGTTATAGTTCAACCTCCTACATATGTAGATGCAAACATAACTATTCAATACTCCAAATCTGCTCAATACACAACAACAGAAGTTGAAACTGCTCTAAAAACTAAACTTCTAACTTACTATGGCTACAATGGAATGTACTTTCAAGACACTATTTATCCTCAAGACATTGAGTCTGTTCTTAGAACTGTTCCTGGAGTCAATAACGTTATCTTGACACAGTTGTATAGGTATGGTGGATCTGCTGCATTGACCACTCTTACTGGTGCCCCTAATGAAATCTTTCGTTTCCAAGAAAGTAATATAGGTATTGGATCTATTTAATGGATCAAATAAAAAGACTACACGGTGTTTATAGGGGAATTGTTAAAGCCAACAATGATCCCCAAAAACAACGTCGAATAAAGGTAACTGTACAAACAACAGGTACAGAAGTAACTGACTGGGCTTGGCCTATGGAGGCTGCAGGAGTCAGCAACGCCGTACCTTCTGTTGGTCAAGGTGTTTGGATTCAATACATTGGTGGTGATCCAGAATACCCAGTTTGGTTTGGTGAGTTTGGTAAGCATCAAGGAAAAAATAAAAAACTATATATAAAACCTTTAGACAACTCTACTTCTTTAACAGGCATAAGTAGTTACTTAGTAATCACAACCCTGCCTGATGGGACCATGGAACTGGATTTGGTAGCAAGCCTTGTGGCAATGGCAAATAATTTAAAAGACTTAAACTCTCAATTAGTAACCCTACATAGCACCCTGGCCACAAGGAGTGCCCCTAATCACACACATGGAAGCAATGGCTAAGAGTTAAGGCAGTAAATGGGGGGCAAAAAAGAGAAAATAGACACTAGATTTCGAAGGGAAACAAATGGCAGCAACATACCCAGCCTCGTTAAAGGGGTTTACAACAAAGGCAGACTTTGTTGATACAGTTCTTGCGGTAACTGTCAATGACCTTCAAAATGAGGTAGCCGCCCTTGAAGCAAATATTGGGACATACATATCTGTTGGTTCTGGATGGGTTGGATCTTTTGATCAAGTAACAACAAATTGGAATAGCCTTAAGGATCGAATTGCTAACATTGAATACGGTCTTGGTTCTGTTCATGGAGATTACGTAAGCATTTCTGGTGGTTCAACCATTCAGCCTTCTGGAACATCAACGGTAAACCTAACTCTTAAAGCGGCTTCCAGCCAAACTGCAGACATTGCACAATTTCAAACGTCAAGTGGAACCGTTACTTCTAAAGTAGATTCTTCTGGAAACCTATATACAAGCGGGCAACAAGTTGTTCCAATTGTTTACTCCACATCACAACCTTCAAATGTTCCTGCTGGAACTGTTTGGGTAGACTCTTCATCTAATATTGCAATCTTAACTGCACAATCAGGAGTTCCTTCTGGTGGTTTAAAAAATCAAGTATTGGTTAAAAATTCCAACACAGATTACGACACGGTATGGGGAGATGCAACAACTCTTAGCCCATTTTTATTGGGAGGAATGTAATGGTTTATCATAGTGCAAAGGTTTATTCTGGATCAGAATGGGTAGATTTAGCAGTTGCTAATTCTGATGCAACGCAAAGAACTATAGGCAACATAACAACTACAACTCACACACTTGTTGCTGCAGATGCTGGTAAAGCATTGGTGTGTGACAACACTTCTGCAATTACTATGACTGTTCCTAATGACACAACTTATAACTTTACAATTGGACAAACATTTGTTGTTATCCAGAAGAATACAGGGGCTGTAACGGTACAAGGAGAAAGTGGTGTAGCGATCGACTCTTTGGGAAGTAAAAATAAAACAAACGGACAGTATTCAGAGGCACGTTTGATAAAAATTGCAGCAAATGAATGGTTACTATCTGGCGATCTAAGTTCTTAAGGGGCAATAACTCGTGGCAAAGTACGGCAATTTTGTTTATGGAAGTGCAAAGTACGGTGAGGCACCCCGTTTAGCCTACTCTGTTGAACCAATGAGTATTACTGTCATTGGTTTTTCTGAAGTATATGTAGACTGGAAATCCCCAACAGGAACATTTACTAAAGTAAAACTAGTAAGAAATCAAAGCGGATACCCAGAAACACCTGAAGACGGAATAACTGTTTGGGAACAAAAATCTCTTGATGGTTCTAGCCTTCAGGGTTTGTTAGAAAGACTTTCTTATAAAGACGGAGAAGAAACACCCTTTCCTACAACACCTATTGTTGGCGGAAGTCAGGTTTATTATTCAATGTTTTTATTTACTTCTGAAAAAATTTGGGTTCTTGCTGGAAAAATAACAGACACTGTTCCATCAGACCATGGCTCTGCACGTAAGTTAGCCGATTTATTGCCTAAAGTATTTACCTCCAAAGAACAAAGTCCACTTGCGTTAATGGACACAACGTCTCCTTTATATTTGTTTTTAAATGGGATGGCTTTAACTCTTGATCAATCTTTAACTTTTTTAGAATTATTAAGACCTCAATCTTTTTGGGAAAAATCACCTTCGTCTTTAATACCTACTCAGTTTACTAACTTAGGCCTTATTCAAGAACCAAGCATTCCATTAAAAAACCAAAAGAAACTAGTCAGAGAAGCGCTGTATATTTACGGACATAAAGGCACTAAAGCGGGACTTCAAAACTACATAGAAGCATTAACAAGTTACTCTCCAACTATAACTGTTTCTTCTAATGTTCTTTTAAGTGTTCAAGATTCAACATTTTACGGTTCTATTGGTAACTGGGTTGCAACAAATGCCACATTGTCTTCTAGCACTGAACAGGTAGCGGAAACTGGAGCGAACGTAATCGATACAACATATACGTGTAAAGCAGTTGCAACGCAAGCATTTACTATGGATCTTGGTTTTAATGATCCAATTACTAAGGGGACACCCGTAGTAGGAGGAAGCCAGTACACAGCATCGTTTAAAGTAAAACTTCCAACAGGTTCTGGAAACACTGCTTTAACTATAAGTTGGTATGACGGCAAAGGATCCTATATAAGTTCTGAAACTGGTTCAAGTGTTTCTGCAAACAATACTTGGAAAACAGGAACACTAACTGCAACGGCACCGTCTAACGCTTTGTATGCTGGCTTAGAAATTGGATCAAGTGCGTCGGGAACCTACTATATAGATCAAGTATGTTTGCAACTTGGGTCTTCTGCGTCTTACACAGAGGCAAGGGCAGTTAACATAGTTTTAAACCCTAACAAAATCAATTTAATTTCTAATCCTTCATTTGAAGTAGACACAACAGGATGGACATTTACTGGTTCTCCTACAATTACCTACGATTCAAACGTAAACTTTGACTCATATGCAAGCGTACAAAGCCTAAAGGTAGTCAATACTTCTCCATATACTTTTAAATCAAGCAACATGTCTGCAAGTACTTTTGGAATATATGTTGATCAGTACTACAC